CGGCGCATGATCCACCGCATCCGGGGTGCCAACTACCGGCGGGTGCTCGTCCGGCGGCCGGCGCCGCTGTGGCTGTGGCTCGCCCTGGCCCTGATCGTCGCCTACGGAGGCAGCCGATGACCGAGTCGCCGGCGACACTCGCCGACCACGTACGCGCCCTCCTCGACCCCGTCAGGCACACCGAGACGTACGTCCTGCGCTCAGCCATACCCGGCACCGGCACACCCGCCATCATCCGCACCCACCGGGTCATACTCCCGGCACTGCTCGTCCAGCTGAAGCTCGCCGTCGAACCATCCACCGCCGCCGAACGCGGCGCCCGCGGCTACGCCTCCAGCCCGGCCGCCCGCGTCGACGCCGTCGACTGCCTCGCCGGCATCGACCACGACGCCCGCTGGTGGCACTACGTCCTCACCGGCCGCCGCACCTGGGCACACCTACCCGACGTGCTCCGCCGACTCGTCGGCCTGCCCGCTGAGCAACGTGAAGCCCGCGACCTCGCGAAGAACGCCGACCGGTGGGTCACCTGGGCGCAGACCGTCACCGCCTGGGACGAGCCACCGGCACGACCCAACATCCAATGCCCCGAATGCGGATGGCGCGGCGGCATCCGCCTACGCGTCGACCCCGTCACCGTCGTCTGCGTCGAATGCCGCACCACATGGCGAGGCGACGCCGAAATCGCCGTCCTGACCAAACAGCTCACCTGGACCCGCCGACAGGATGATGTTGCGGGGACCAGCACGATCGTGGCATCCTGATCGCGGCGCGAGAAGTGTGCCCAGACCCGGAGCCCAACGGCACCGGGTCTTCGTGCACTCAGACCGAGACCCGCCGGCCGGACGCATCCCGTCGCGCCGGCGCGAACACATAACCGTGACGCCCGCGCCCGTGCCTGCATCGCGGACACCGTGCCGCGACCGCCGACCACAGCCACAAGTCGATCCAGCAGCACGACAGATGCAGGATCCACAAGCCCAGCTCGCGGACACCGGGCGGACGAACACACCGCTTGCAATCACGACAACCGATACGACTCATCCGGACATTGTCGTGCGTGAGCGCAATGCCCGAATCGGGCGAACGGACGTCTACGCCAACCGGTTGGAGCGACCGCCGCGCGCATCCGCTGACGAGAGGTGGACGTGGCGACGCTGGACCCGGCCAAGCGCGAGGAAATCCTCCGACTCGCACGCGCCGGTACCGGCCGCAACGACATCGCCCGCACCGTCGGCGTGTCCGGCGAGACCGTCTCCCGCATCTGCAAGGCCGCCGGCGTCACGTTCGACCGCAGCGCCGTCCAGGCGGCCACTGAGGCCCGCGTCGCCGATGCCCGCGCACGCCGAGCCGAACTGGCGCTGCTGCTCATCGAGGACGCGCACCGGCTCCGCCGCCAGCTGTGGCAGCCGGTCGAGTACATCGACCACGGCGGCAAAGACTTCGACGAAGCGCGGTGGGTTGTCGACGAGCCGACGTTCGTCGACAAGCGCAACATCCTCCAGGCCGCATCCGTCGCCGTCACCGCGTCGACGAAGCTCGACCTGCACGACCGGGCCGACCAGGAACACAACGACGTCGACGCGTGGCTCGACTCGATGACCGGCGCCTGATGCTCGCACCGCTGACCGGCAAGGGCCTGCGGTCGTACGAGCTGGCCACAGCCCGGCTCAACATCTGGGAAGGCGCGGTCCGCAGCGCCAAGACGGTGTCGTCGCTCGTCGCCTGGATCCGGTTCGTCCGCACCGCGCCGGCGGGCAACCTGCTCATGGTCGGCCGCACCGAGCGGACCCTGAAGCGCAACGTCATCGACGAGCTCGTCGAACGGCTCGGCCCGAAACGGGCACGGTACGTCGCCGGGTCCGGCGAGCTGTGGCTGTGCGGCCGGCGGATCTACACCGCCGGCGCGAACGACGAGCAGGCGGCGAAGAAGATCCAGGGCTTGACCCTGGTCGGCGCGTACGTCGACGAAGCGTCGACGATCCCCGAGAGCTTCTGGTCGATGCTGACGACGCGGCTGTCCGTCGAAGGCGCCCAGCTGTTCGCGACCAGTAACCCGGACAATCCGAGCCACTGGCTGAAGCGGGTCCTCGACCGGGCGCGGCTGTGGCTCACCGGCGACGGCCAGCTCATCGAACGGCACGACCCGGATCTCCTGGACCTGCACCGGTACTCGTTCCGGCTCACCGACAACCCGCACCTGCCGGCGGCGTACATCGCGGCACTGAAGGCCGAGAACGTCGGGCTCTGGTACCGCCGGCTGATCCTCGGCGAATGGGTCCGCGCCGAGGGTGCCGTGTACGACATGTTCGACCCGGCCCAGCACGTCAGCGGCAACATCCCGATCGTCACCCGCTGGCCCGCCGCCGGAGTCGACTACGGCACGTCGAACCCGTTCCACGCCGTCGTCATCGGCCTGGGCGTCGACCGCCGGCTACACGTCGCCTCCGACTGGCGATACGACGGCCGGGCGATGCGCCGCCAGCTGACCCACGTCGACTACAGCCAGCGGCTCCGGGCGTGGCTGGCCAGAGTTCCGATCCCGACAACCGACCTCACCGGCGTCACGCCCGAGCTCGTCGCGATCGACCCGTCCGAGCCGTCGTTCCGGCTCCAATGCCACCGCGACGGACTCACCAGCGTGTGGCCCGCCGACAACGCCGTCATCGACGGCATCCGCACCGTCTCGTCGCTGCTCGCCACCGACGCGATGCGCATCCACCCGTCGTGCATCCACCTCATCGACGAGATGGCCTCGTACGCGTGGGACGAGAAGGCGTCAGCCAAGGGCGAAGACAAGCCGCTGAAGGTCGACGACCACGGAGTTGACGCACTCCGGTACGCGCTGCACACCAGCTCCCCGCGCTGGCGCAACCAGGTACGACAAGCCGCTTGACCCCACGGAAGGACCGATCATGACCCAGATCGCCACCAGCGTCATCGGGGTGACCGGCACCAAGCCGACGTTCGGCGCGGCCGCCGCCGGCGACACCGCCGCCTGCTCGGCCCGCAACTTCCTCGTGGTGAAGAACGGCGCGGGCAGCCCGATCACGCTCACGGTCGCCGTCCCCGGAAACACCGTCAACGGCAGCGCCCAGCCAGACACGGTGATCACCGTCGCCGCGACCACCGGCGAGGCCTGGGTGCCGCTGGAGACGTACTACAAGGATCCGTCCGACGGCCTCGCGCACATCACGTACTCGTCGGTAACCACGGTCACCAGCGCGGTGGTCCAGCGCTGATGGCACTCCCAGCCGCCGGCTCGCCCTGGCCGCCGACCGCCCTGCAGCCGGTCTACCACCGGCTGACCGAGTGGTCGGCGTGGCACTCCGGCGAACCTAATCGGCTGTCCGCGTTCTACGGCGGCGTCGAAGGCAACGACCCCGGCCGGACCGGCTTCTACGCCTCGCAGACCGGCGGCTACAACGCGCACTCGAACGCCACCGTGGTGCGCTGGTTCTGGGGCCAGCGGCCCTCACGCACCGAGAAGCGGGCCAAGCTCCACATCCCGCTCGCCGGCGACATCGCCTCGACGAGTGCGGCGCTGCTGTTCGGCGAGCTGCCCCGGTTCACGACCGAGGACAAGGCCGTCCAGGAGTTGCTCAACGACCAGCTCGTCGGCGACGACCTCACGGCGACGCTGCTGGAAGCCGCGGACCTGTCCGCCGGCCACGGCGGTGTGTACCTGCGGATCTGCTGGGACCTCGACGCCGGCCCGTACCCGTGGCTGTCGCCCGTCCACGCCGCGGCCGCGCTGCCCGAGTGGTCGTACGGCCGGCTGAAGGCGGCCACGTTCTGGTGGGTCTGCTCCGACGTCGAGGGCGAGGTGATCCGCCACCTTGAACGCCACTCGGTCGGCGCGATCGAGCACGGCCTGTTCGTCGGCACCCACGACGACCTCGGCACCCAGGTGCCGCTGGCACTCGACCCGTCGACGAAGGCGATCCCGGTGACCATCGAGGACGGCTCGCTGACCGGCGTCATCGAGACCGGCATCAAGGTGCTGACCACGGTGTACATCCCGAACATCCGGCCGAACCGGCTGTGGGAGTCGCTGCCGATCGGCGCGTCGTACGGCCGCGCCGACGTCCAGTCGAACGAGGGCGATCTCGACGCCCTCGACGAGATCTGGACCGCGTGGCTGCGCGACATCCGGCTCGGCAAAGGCCGGATGGTCGTGCCGAGCCAGTACCTTGAGGCGCAGCCGGCCGGACAGGGCGCGACGTTCGACGCCGACCGCGAGGTGTACGAGGCGATCAACTCGCTCGGCCCGACCGGTAACGCCGGCGGGATCACCGTCGCCCAGTTCGCGATCCGCACCCAGGAGCACATGGTCGCAGCCGACCAGATGACGAAGGTCATCCTGCGCGGCTCCGGCTACAACGCCGCGACGTTCGGCGAGGACCAGGGCGGCGGCGCGACGACGGCGACGGAGATCCGTGCCCGGCAGGGCCGGACGTACGGCACTCGTGGTCTCAAGATCGGATACATGCGGCCGCGGCTCGCCGACATCGTGCTGGCGTGGCTGGCCATGTGCAACGAGGTCGCCGGTACGAGCGTCGTCCCGGTGCGTCCGGACATCGAATGGCCCGACGCGGTCGCGCCCGACCCGCAGGCGATGGCGAACACGCTCAACCTGCTGCGCACGGCCCGCGCCGCGTCGACGGAGACGCTCGTCGAGATGCTGCACTCGGACTGGGACAGGCCTGCGGTCATGGCCGAGGTCGCGAAGATTGAGGCCGAGTCAGCGGTTCAGAACCCGGACACGTTCACCGGCGTCGGCGACCAGGGCGACGAGCCGCACGACGGCAGCCCGGCCGGCGACGGTCCGAACCCCGGCGCGTAGCCGATGCCGGTCGACCGGACCGCCGGCGCCGACTACGCGACACGGCTGATCGCCCTGTACGCCGGCGTCGAAGCCCGG